CGCTCCTGGCGCCCCGATGGCTTGACACAGGCTGAGGCGGCTCGCCTGCTTCGTGTCGTCCCGAGCACACTCAACAAGATCGAGCAGGGCGAGCGCGGCGCGGCGCCGTGGGTGCTCGACAGGATGGCGGAGGTCTACGGCCTTTACCCCGACGACATCGCGGCGGGAGTGGCCGCGCTCGCGGCTGACTACGAGGCCCGTCGAGTAGACGATGCCGCCGTCGAAGTGGAGGGCCTGTGATCTCCTCTCATCCAGCCGCCGAGCTGTTCCCATTCATGTCCGACGAGGAGCTTGCCGAGCTCGCCGCCGACATCCGCGCCCACGGCCTCCTCGAACCCATCGTGCTGCTTGGCGGCCTGGTGCTCGACGGCCGCAACCGCCTCCGCGCGTGCGAGGCGGCCGGCGTCGAGCCGAGCTTCATCGAGTGGGACGGGAGCGGCGACCCGGCGGTGTGGGTGATCTCGAAGAACCTCAAGCGGCGCCACCTCGACACGTCGCAGCGCGGGATGGTCGCGCACAAGCTGGTTGGCTACTACGCAGCCGCGGCAAAGGAGCGGCACCGCGATGGCAGCCGCATTGGTGGCGAGGGCGGAAAGGTTACCGCAGATTTGCGGGAACCTTCCCAGATTCCTAAGCACGAACGGACGGCAACCGCAGACGCTGCCCGCGAGCTGAACGTCTCCCCTCGCACCGTCGAGCACGCCGCGACGGTGTTCGAGCGCGGCGTTCCCGAGCTTGTGGCCGCGGTGGAACGCGGTGCGGTGGCGGTGTCGGCGGCGGCCGAGGCGACCCAGTTCGAGCCCGAGGACCAGCGCCGCGTGGTTGAGCTTGTCGAGGCCGGCGCCTCGGGCGCCGAGGCCATCCGCGAGATCAAGCGCCCGCACGTCGCGAACAACAGCGGCGACAACGAATGGTACACGCCGCCCGAGTTCATCGAGGCCGCGCGTCTCGTGATGGGGAGTATCGACCTTGATCCGGCCTCCTCCGAGGTGGCCAACCGCACGGTAGGTGCCGAGCGCATCTACACGGCGGCCGACGACGGCCTCAAGCTCGTGTGGGAGGGGCGCGTCTGGATGAACCCCCCCTATGAGAAGGGACTTATCGACCGCTTCGCCGAGAAGCTCCGCGCCGAGGTGGCGGCCGGCAACGTCAAGGAAGCCGTGGTCCTCGTCAATAACGCGACGGACACGCGCTGGTTCGCCACGCTCTGCCAGGTCGGCTCCATGCTCTGCTTCCCTACGGGGCGCGTGCGCTTCTACAAGCCCGACGGCGAGCGCGGCGCGCCCCTGCAAGGGCAGGCGGTGATCTACATCGGCTCGCAACGGGAGGCCTTTGTCAGCGCCTTTAAGCCGTTCGGCATGGTCGCCCGCGTGATTCATGGATAACGCCACTTTTCAAAAGAACTTGAAGCATGGCCACATCGGCGAAGAGTTCGCTCGTCGGCACCTCGCCTTGTGTGGGTTTCATGTGGTTTCAGTCTATGCGGATGCCGAGGATAAGGCGCCGAAGGTTTACGTCGGCGACCGCATGATAACGGCCGCCGACCTGTTCTTCGTCGACGCCAAAGGCCGCGCCAATTGGGTCGAGGTCAAGAGCAAGACGAAGCCGGGCTACAAGTACAGCGGTCCTTGTCGCGGGTTCGAGCATGGCGTTGACTTCCGCCACTTCGATGGCGACTATCGAGAGCAGGCGTCGCGCGCGCTGTTCTGGCTTGTCGTGCGCGAAGAGCTCACCATGCCGAGCGGTGATCCCGCCTGGGTGCCGCCGCCCGCGCCGAAGGGCGCTGACGGAAAGCCGGACTATCGCGATTACGAGCGCCACTTGGTGCCCGGCCCAGTGTGGCGAGCCATCTCGTTTAGGGATGCCGAGAGGCTGGGCCGACGTGTCGACGGCTGGTCTGGTCATAAGGCCGGTTGGTTGTGGCCCGTCTCCGCTATGACGCGGTTTACGTTGATCGAATGAGCCTCTCCGCGCTCGCGTCGGCCGCGCACGTTCTGGGGCAGCGGGCGCACGCCGACCCGCTGGCGTACTACCGCCCGACGCCGCCTCAACTGCGTTTCCTCCAGAGCACAAGCCAGATCAAGCTGTTCCGCGCCGGCAACCAGGCCGGGAAAACCTGGGCCGGCGTCGCGGACTGCATCTGGCGCTGTCTCGGCGCGCACCCGCACACGTTGGTCAAGTCGGCGCCCATCGAGGCCTGGGTCGTCGTCGTGTCGTGGGAGCAGTCGCTCTCCATCCAGGGCAAGATCTGGCAGCTCTTGCCGAAGGATCAGATCGAGGGCGACTGCGAGTACACGCCGGGCAAGGGCTTCCGGGGCAAGGTGCCCATCGTCCGATTCAAGAACGGCAGCATCCTCCGCATACGAACCGTCAACCAGGGCGCGCTGGCGCTCGCGGGCGCGACGATCGACTACGTCCTCATCGACGAGCCGCCGCCGGAGGCCATCTGGTCCGAGCTCGCCGCCCGCGTCCTGCGCCAGCGGGGCCGCATCGCGATCACGCTTACGCCCATCGGCCTGCCGCTTGGCTGGCTCCGCGCGCTGGTTGAGTCCGGCGAGGTGGAGGACATCCACACGCCGTTGACGGTTGAGGCCACCACGCCGATCGGCGGGCGTCCGCTCCTGCGGGCCGACGACATCGCGAAGCTCGAGGCGCAAGTCCTGCCCATGGAGCGCGCCCAGCGCATTCATGGCGAGTGGGAGGCGGGCTTTACCGAGGGCCGGGTGTTCGTGCAGTTCGACCACACGACCATGGTGCGCGACGAGGCGCCGACGGGCGAAGCACAGATCGCCATCGGCATCGACCACGGGAAGGAGTCGGGCGCGCAAACGGCGGTCATGGTGGCGGTGACGCGCTCGCGCGACAACGAGCCCCGGATCACCGTGCTCGACGTGGTGTCCAGCAACGGGATGACGACACCCGAGGATGACGCCGCGCAGATCCTGTCGATGATCAAGCGCGCCGGGCTCCGGTGGGAACAGATCGACCGCTGGGTCGGCGACCGCGCGGCCGTCAGTCGCCGAGGCGGGGCGCTCAAGTCGAACGCGCTCCTCGTTCAAGCGTTCGAGAAGTCGCTCAAGATCCCGATCGGGACGTGGCCCGCGAGGATTCATACGGCGTACAAGCCGGCCGGCTCCGTGTTCCACGGCTACCGCGTGCTCCAGGCCGCGATGTTGCGCGGCGACTTTGTCATTCACCCGCGCTGCAAGCGCCTTATAGACGACCTCGGCAAGTTCGACGGCCGGGCGGCGAGTGAGCACAAGCACACGATCGACGGGCTACGCTACGCGCTCGAGCTCGTGACGCGTCGGCAGTACCAGCCGCAGCTCCTCCGCATCGGATAGGATGACGCCATGAACGCCAGCATGACCGCTCCGATGCCGCCGGCCCCCGGCAACCCCGACGAGGCGCGCCGCGTCGAGCACACGCGACACCGATACGCCATGATGGAGGGGCGTTGGCAGCCCATCCTCGAGTCCTACATGGAGACGCAGCTGGGCAGCGTCCGGCGCGCGGCCATGGGCCTCGTGGACATCAGCTACTGCGCGCTCCGGACCACGTCCTACGAGCTCGCGACGCTCTACGACGCCGAGCCCGACGTGAAGCACAACCAGCTCGCGTCGCTCAACATCGACCGGCTTGTCGGCTCGGCGGGCTCGATCGCGCGTTCGGGCCTGTGGTCGCAGATGTCGCGGTTTCAAGCGTACACTCTCGCGTTGCGCGAAATGTGGATGCGCGCCGATGTCGAGGATGGGCGCCTCGTCTACCGGCCCGTTCCTCCGCACATGACGATGGCCGAGGCCGATCCGGCGCGGCCCAACGTGCCCACGCTCTTCGGCGAGCTCCGGCTGCGTCAGGTTGAGGCGCAGCTCCTCTGGACGTTCGAGGTGTGGGACATCCGCGACGCCAGCAACCCGACGTACCGGGTCGTCGAGGCGCTCGACGGGTGGAAGTTCGGGCGCGACCTGACGCGTCTCGTTCACGGCGCGACCTACGACGGCGCCAACTACCCGGCGAGCTGGCGCCGCGCGAACGGCACGCCGATCATCCCGGCGATCCTCTACCATGCGAGCACCTACGGCGACCGGCTCTTCGATCCGTTCGCGAACATCGAGCTTTACACCGGCTCTTTGCAACTCGGGCTG